CTGTCTTGAGATTATCCCCAACAATGGAAACAAATGCTGGAACTTCTATTGGATTATTTTCATTATAAGTTCCTGAGAGAACTTTAATTGTAGTTCCGGTTTGAGCAACTGATACTGCACCTGCGATTGTCAGTTTTGCATTGTCAATGGAAGTTCCATTTTTAGCATCATCACCATCTTTCGCAACATAGATTATGTTTGGTGCTGAGTTAATACCAGTTGCACCAACATTAATGGTTACATCATCACCAATGGTAATTGAAGAACCAGTAATAAGAACATCACCTGCTGTGATTGTATTATTGTCTCCATCAATAACAACGGATGATCTACCTACAGTAAGAATACCAGTAACACGAGCATCACCATCAACATAAAGTGCCGTATTTCCAAAACCAATATTTACTGTTCCAATTCCACTTAGTGTATTGAATGTCGATACTCCCGCAACGAATAAGTTCCTTTCAACAATAACATCCTGTCTTGCAGTGATGATACCAATAGAATCGACATATGTTACATCATCATATGTTACTGTTCCTGCAACAGAAACATTTCCAGTGAATAATGCACTACCATCAACATAAAGTCGATATTCTTGTCTTGCGGTTGTTCCAATACCAACATTTTTAATGGTATTGATACCAACGGAGTCTGTTGCCCAAGTTCCACCGGCACCAACATTACTTACCAAGTCATTGCTAGAGATTCCTACCCATTGGGAGTTGGTATAAATTAAAAGTTTTCCTTCACCTGTAGTTTGGTCGAATGAAACATCGTCAAGATCCTTAATGAATCCTGCACCACCTCCTCCCATTGTTGAGAGTTGAGTTTGGATTCTATTGATAAAAATTCTATAGTGACTTGCAAGATCATCCAATGTTGCAAACTTTTGATCCATTGGTGTCAATGGATCTGGAGTAGTTCCAATGGATTCTTTTTCGTTAGGTGGTTCTGTTAATAAGTTCTCTTGAAGACTCTTTTGTTCAGTCTTGATAGTTTCTACAAGACTATAAAGATCTTTAATGTCATTTGTTACATTTTTAAGGTCATCATCATAATATTTTACTTTTGGAAGTCCCGATATTTCTTCCTTAAGAGTTTCGAAATAGTTTAAAAGAATTTTATCGGTGTTTACACTATTCTCATTAAATTCATTTATCTTACTCTCAAGATTTTGTTTGAGAGCATTGTATTCGTTTGTTATCTGTTTTTTTAACTTTCGATCATCATCCTTAAACTCTTTATGATATTCCCAAATTTTGAGTGATGATTCTCTAAGTTCTTTCCAGATTCTATCTTTTGCTTCTTGATATTTTTCATCTATCTCTTTGATATTAGATTGAATTTCAACCTTACTTTCAAAGAACCTTACTTCATTTTCTTCAATAAAAGAATCCAGATCTAACTTTACTGTTTCTTTTAAAGTTTCTATCTTATCATTTACTTTGATGAAGTCGTCATCAATTACACTAAAAGTTTTCCCAATCCAAGAAAAATCAGGAACTTCATTTACCTCATTGACCCACTTGGGAAAAGTAGGGATTTGATTTTTAACTTCTTGGATATTTTCTTCTAATCTTTCAATATCCTCTTCGTAATACCTTACTTCAGGTATTTCAGATCTTACTTGATCTATAATTTCACAAAGTCTTTCTAACTCTTCATCATAATATTTTATTTCGGGTATCTCCGGAATATCTTTCCTTACCTCGGAGATTAACTCAAGGATCTTAGCAATAAGATATCCTTCAGATTGATTTTCTTGACCTTTGGAATCTCCTACAACTAATGTTCCGTTAAAGTCTCCAGAAACATTAATCGATTCTTCATTTAGGTCTACTTCTTCTTTTTCAATATAATCTTCTACTGATGGCAGTTGCTCATCAACTTCTTCTTTTATAAATTCATCAACTGATGGGAGATTATTGTTATTAGCAAAATCTTCAATGGAAGGTAATTCCTTAGACATCTTATTAGTAACGTGTGTACTTCGGGATTTCTCTCCCTTTCCACTATTTATTATCTTCAGTAATTCCGTTCTTTAACAACTTAGAAAGTTCTGCTGTAGAACCAACAAAAAGTGCATTAGTAACGTTAGTTGGTCCTTTGACCTTTTGTTCGTCAATATCTTTAAGTTTTTTCTGAAGGTCAATAAGTTTATCGGTGGCATCTGCAACATTCTTAATCAGTTGTCCAGCAACCTCATATGCTCTTGGCATTTCACTCTCTTGTGCTAACTCCAGAATGCCATTTAATGCCTCTTGACCTTTTTCGATGATTGAATATAAATTTCCTCTTGTATACTCATAATCTTTTTTAAGATCGTTCGATACTGATGCTGCAATAGTTTCTACTTTTTCCTCAACAGATTCTACTTCACGAGAAACTATATCTCCCGCAACATTGAAAGCATCATTGAGATCATCGAATTTCTTTGTCATTTTCATATTCTTTCATCAGAACGATCCACTAAATCCAAAGTCATCCCCAAATTGAATCAGGTTTGCATCTGCATTTGTAATTAACTTAACTTCAGTTCCAGAGACATGATTTGTTGATGTCGTATTATCATATCCTCTTTCGACTGTAATCTTATTTCCAGACTTAGAAGCAACTCTAAAGTTCTCGTCGTCAATAACAATTACACCACCAACCAAAATTGCTGATGCGTCATTGACTTCAAGTATTGTTGCAATATCTGTAAGATCCTTACTAAGATTGGTTACAACATTATCGGTGTAACTCTTGGTTGCTACCGGTTCTACCGAATATGTAACTTCTCTTGTAGGTGAATTTGTACGATCTCCCGCAATATAACCAACAGAAACCTTTTGAATAATATCCTTGGAAACATCTGCAACTGGTCCAAACAGATAAGTCTTTGCAGTGAATCTAAGAGTATAAATCAGTGCTCTTCTAGTTGAATAATCTCCTTCATAATCATCTTGCATAGAAATTCCTTCAAGAACAACAGGAATATCTCTCTTCTCACCAATAGTTTCTACCAAATCAACACTCATTGTGTATGCTGGTTGAAAATATGGCATGATCTGTTCAACAATTTGCAACATATCATCGTTTAACTTAGTCATAATACTAAGTTCAAATGACATATTATAAGGAACTGGCATATAAGACTTTCTTGGTTTAGTCTTATCACTAGTAATTGTTGATAAAAATGTTTGAGTGGTTGTTACCTTTCTTGATGTATCATAAGTCAATCCAGTAAATTCAAATGACATTCTGGGTAATGACATTTGAACTGGTTGATTTAGATTTGGTGCCTGTTCAAGTCTTGCTAAGAACTTTTGAGTAGGTCCATATGCAAGAGGAACCTTCATCATACTGACAACTGAATCCGAACTATTCGAATGCTTAATTGAAATATTATTAAACAAAGAACCAAAGGAAACAATGGTTCTTCTCAGTATTTCGTGGTAAAAATATTCAAACATTTGTCAGGAAATTGTGATATACTATTTATGGGTTTCCGAAAGGATTGGATTCACTGAAATCGATAATAGAATCTGCTTCCGATTCTATTACATCATTTTGTGCATATTTATCGTCAGTGTTATAAGTATCTATCAACCTAACTTTGTAAGATGCTCCAGAACTTGAACCAACAAGAATATCCCCATTCACAAAAGTTCCAGAAATATTTGAAACTTTTAGAATATTGTCAACAGAATCCCATTCTTTAACGGTGGCAGTTGTTGAACTTATACTTCCTACAACAGTTTCATTGAAGATATAAACTCCTCCTCCTGCAGAGTATGGTGAAGATATTGTAATAGTCGGTGCTACAGTATATCCAAGACCTGCATTGGTTATGTAAATTGAAGTAACTACGCCTGCAGAGTTGATATAAGATCTTGCAGTTGCCGTTATTCCACTTCCAACTGGTGCAGGACTTATAGTTACTGTTGGAGCAACCTCATATCCAGATCCACCAGAAGTCACAGTAATAATTCCAACGACTCCATTACCAATGGTTGCGGTTGCTGCAGCACCTGCTCCACCTCCACCAATAAATGCAACGGAAGGTGGTGTAGTATATCCATATCCAGGGTTTATGACTTCAACTCCCTGAACCTTATAGTTTTCAGTATTGCCATTACAATCAACCAATCCACCGATAAGAGTTGCAATACCTACGGCAGTAAGTCCTCCACTTGGAGCAGAAGATATTGCAACTCTTGGTGTAGAAGTATATCCATTACCTCTATTTGTAACGGTTACAAACCTTACACCACCATTAACAATTTCTGTAATTGCGGTTGCAGTAACTCCAGACCCAACCATTGTTAAGGATTGGATGTAACCCTGCTCCTGGACATTATCATCAATTTCTTCAATTCCAGTGTCAATAACTTCATCTTCATATCTGAAGAGTTCACATCTCAGTTCATAAACATATGTTTTCTGAAGTTGATAGAATGGTTTCTCGTGCTCAACAAACTTAATTTCAAATAATCTATCTCCTAATGGGAAATAGATTAAATCTCCTTCTTTCGGTCTTGTGGACAATTTCACATCTGGAATATTCTTCATCAGAGGTGAAATATATGTCTCAAATCTTTCTTTTGAAATAATAAGATTTAAATCATTCAATGGTTGAACACCAAACTTTGAGAGTATTGTTCCTTGACCCTCATAACCATCATAAGTATCGACATATGCCTCTAGAGGATATGCATTATCAAACTTTGATTCTATGACTTCCTTTATGATAGTTTTTTCCGTAATATATCTTCTTGGAATATAATAAACTTCAACTCCATACATACGAAGTTGTTCGTTAACCAAACTTTGGATTAACGATTGTTCTGATTTTGAACCTTGAAGAAAAAAGGGATTTAACATATTATCCGATCATATCTAAAGGTGGAAGTTCATAAGTATTTGACATTTTTTCCATAATCACATCAAGTTCTTTTTGAGCATCATCATATATTTGTCTACCATTAAGTTCTACACCACCAGGAAGTTTTACTCCTTGGAACTTAATTAAATTCTGTCCCCATTGTCTCTTAATGAGTGCAGTCAAATACATTTTCAAGAATGAATCATTCCATACTCTAGAATAATCACTAGGGTCTAAAGTTCTATAACAATCAATAATGAGATAATTTCCAACACTAACAGAACCCCAATCAATATCAAGATATAATCTATCTTGTCTCTTGTTGAATCTAATTTGTTTTTGTGTTGTAAGTAAAAACTCAATGTCTTCTAAGTAAGTTTTTACCATTGCATAAGTTAAAAGTTCAGTCGATCCCCAGTAATAAATGTCATTCAGGAACAACTGATACTTCACACTAAACATATTGTTTGTGATGGTATTTGTCCCATCAAAGTGAAATATTTTATTTACACCGATTACTGATGGTGGAATTTGTAAATAGTTTCCACCTTCATAAAAATTGAATTGAGTTGTTAGACCTACATTGTGATCTACTGTTATTGTGTTTATTCCTACACCATTCGTTGGTTGTGCTCTACCTCTATCAATAT